CACCTTTACGCATCTAGATTTATGATGGATCGCATAAACTTCACTAGAAAAAACAATGTAAGCTATCATTTAGTAATGCACCAAATCACACCAAGAAAAGAGCCATCAGGTAACTATCCACCACCAAATCTATACAACATCAAAGGAGGTGGTACATTTGCAGACAGTACAGATAATGCTATATCTGTTTGGAGGCCAAAGCGAGGAACTGACCCTAACGATACTTCGGTGATTATCAAAACAGACAAGATCAAAAAGCAGAAGCTTGTAGGCATACCATTTGAAATTGAGTTAGATTTTAGCAGGAAAAGAAACAGGTATTTGAGCAAAGATGGCTCTGATTGCTTATTGATAGAAGAACCAAAGCAAGAGGTAAAATCAACTCCTAGCGATTACTTTAGGAATCAGGTATTCAAAGACCTTGACTGGGATAATTTTGAAAAAGAAACTACTTCACCATTTTAGATATGAAAACAGTTAACAGTTTATCAGGTGGGAAAACCTCCTCATACATGGCAGTTCACTATCCTGCTGATGTAAATATTTTTTCGTTAGTATGCATTGATGATGACAATTCTAGACCTAATGATGAAAAAATGATTCAAATGGTTAATGATAGGCTTGAAAAATATGGTTTTTTGCAAAAATACGGAGAGTTTAAAGCAACTGCAGAAGATGACAAAATACTAAAAGTTATTTTTGACCTTGAGCAATTAATAGGTTCTGAAATAGTTTGGGTAAGGCATCATTCATTTGATAAATGGATTGACAAAAAAGGAATGCTTCCAAATTTAGGTATGAGATATTGCACCACTGAATTAAAAATAATTCCTATTTGTGAATTTGTTGTTCAAAATATTACTGACTATCCTGTTTTTATGAATAAAGGGATTAGATATGATGAAAAAGAAAGGATGAAAGTAGGTAAAGAAAGAGAATATTATAATGAGATAATTACAGGTAAAAGCAAAAACGGTAAAAGAAATAAATGGACTGAGTTTTTTTGGGCTGTAGCTAACTATCCTTTGATATATGATAAAATAACTCATCCAAGGATTTATCATTTTTGGTCAAAAAAAAATATTGAATTTCCAAAAGACTCAAATTGCATAGGTTGTTTTTGGAAAGATGTTCAGCAACTTAGAAAAAATTGGGATGACCAACCTAAAAAGATGGAATGGTTTAGCAATCAGGAAAAAAGAAAAAATCATTTTTTTAAGCCTGGAATCGATTATTCAGACATTAAAAACATAGGACTACAATTAGATTTTGAATTTGGAACTGGATCAGGTTGTCAAGCTGGATTCTGTACTGACTAAAAAAAACAAAACAAAACCATGAGCAAACACCAAGAAATCAGACAACACCTGCAAAGAGGTGAATCAATCACAGGACTGCAAGCGATTGACTTGTATTCTGTATACAGGCTATCATCAGTCATTAATAGGCTAAGGAATGAAGGGCTAGAGATTGAAACATCAATGGTCTCGGCAAGCGATGGAAAAACAATCTTTGCTAAGTATTGGATACCTATTTCAGCGAGAAAGAAATGATCGGATTCAGAATTAATGAAAAACCTTTATCAGTCAATTTAGCTTGGCAAGGCAAACGTTTTAAAACTCAAGCATACAAGGATTATGAAAAGTCGATAATGCTTAGAATGCCAAATAAAAAGATTGATCCAAAGCTAATGCTCAGAGTGGAGTTTTTCTTTGGGTTTTCTAATCCTAACTCTGACTTGGATAATCCTGTCAAGTTGCTTTTGGACATTGCCCAAAAAAAATACGGATTCAATGACCGAAATGTATTCGAAATTAACATTCGAAAATGCTTGGTTAAAAAAAATGAAGAATTTATACAAATGAATGTTTTTGAATTGCTTCCTTTCTAAAGATTTATTTATATTTGAACAAATAACACAGACAATGGATAACAGATCAAGCGGTGCATTATTCAAGCACGACAAAGGAGACAATCCTAAAAGACCAGATTACAAAGGAACGTATACCGATGCTAACGGGAATGAGTTTTGGGTTAGTGCATGGGTTAAGACTGACAAGAACGGAAAAAGCTATCTAAGCTTCAACACTCAACCTAAAGAGGCTAAGACTGAACAAGTAGCATCTCCAGCAATTAGCGTAACGATCGGAGACGATCTACCTTTCTGATCATGCAAAAGAAACATCTATTTAGGCTTATCTCATTCCTTGGCATTATAGCATGGCTTGAGGTGTTTGGTGTAAAAGCAGGGTTTACCTATGCTTGGTTTATCCTCGGATGGATGGTTTTGGTTAGCGTATTATATTGGTTTTGCAAACAAGACAAAGACGAACATGGGGATAATTGAAGGAAGATTTATTAAGGATAGAAGAAAGAAGATGGGGCTAACCCAGATTCAGCTTGCAAATGATTTAGGATTGTCTCATGCTCCGATCTATCACCTTGAGAATGGGAGTGAATCGATTAGCTTAAAGAATCTAAGATTGATCACAGATAGGCTAGGTCTTGAGGTTGTAATTAAGGATAAGGATGAGTAAGGTAATAGCCACAAAGCCTGATTATTCACTTTCCATCAGATACCGGCTAAGAGATGGTCAGTGGTCTGATTGGATGGATAGAGGGCAAGGTAAGTTTGAAAGTATTGAATTGGTTCAGGCACAGATTAGGCTGATGGCATCGGCTTATAAAAATAGGGACAAGGAGATAAGATTTGAGCGTAACGGTAAGCTGTTGGACTTCTTTGGGAATGAATCTGGAAAAGTTATTGAATTGAGATAGTTTGGATAAAAGTTTATAGGGTTAAAGGTCTGGGATATTCTCAGACTTTTTTTTAACTAAATCAAGACAAAATGAAACAAGACAAAACACGATCTTTTAACATGGACTGCATGGAATTTATGAAGGATGTGCCTGATCAGTTCTATGATTTGGCTATTGTTGATCCGCCTTATGGGATTGATAGAAATGGGATGAACATGGGTAATTCTGTATTTAATCAAGATAATAAAAAGTGGGATAAGGAAACGCCATCAAATGAATTTTTTACTGAATTATTTAGGGTATCTAAAAATCAAATTATTTGGGGTGGAAATTATTTTGAATTACCTACTTCTCAATATTTCGCTATTTGGGATAAAGGCGAGACAATGTATGGTCGTGATTTTGCGGAGTGTGAATATGCGTGGGTAAGAAATGGAGGAACAAGGATATTTAAAAAAGGCCCTAATCAACCTGAAAGAATCCACCCAACCCAAAAACCTGTAAAGCTCTACGAATGGATTTTAATGAACTACGCTAAAGAAGATGACAAGATATTAGACACTCATGGAGGCAGTCAGTCAAGCAGGATTGCTTGCTATAATCTAGGATATGCCTTGGACATCATTGAACTTGATCAGGAATATTTTGAAGCAGGGAATAAACGCTTTGAAGATCATAAAAAACAACTTACATTATTCTAATTCATGGTTATTTTGGTTAATTGAAAAAGAGTCTGGTTTTTGATCAGACTTTTTTTTGTAGCTTTGACTTGAATAAACAAGCAGTTTTCAAATGGCAAACGGTCACGGAGGAAAAAGAGAAGGTGCCGGAAGAGCGAAAAAAGCAACTGAGGAAGAAATCATATCCATGATGGATGTGATTGCAAGCCCTCACGATGCCCTGTCTTGCTTATGGGCTAAGTGCAAGGAAGGCGATACTCAAGCTATAAAGGCATGGCTTGAATACAGATTAGGCAAGCCGAAGCAACAAGTAGATGTAACAAGTGGAGGCGATAAGATAGCACCTCCTATTACTTGGATTAAACCAGAAGAATGATTAACTTTAATTATCGGGTGACAGCGATAATAAAAACTTAAAAACCAATAGCCTAGTGGATAGGGTCTGTCACCCCTTGAAGCTAGGCGGTTTTATTTATGGAATTAGGAACTGTAAGGTTTGCAACCTTAAAAGACATTCCCTATATAATTGACTTATCAAAGAAAGAAAATCATTCATTGGGTTTTATTCCAAAAATGGCTTATGAATCTGCAATAACTGGAATAAAGTCAGGTGATAGATGGTCAAATGTTTGCAATGATAGAATGTGGGTTTGTGAAGTAAATGGGGATTTAGTTGGGTTTGTTTTAGCTTCTTTTGGCTTACCAAATTCTGTCTGGAAATATGGAAAGATTGCTCAAATATGTTTACAGACAGATGCTAGAATGATGGATCGTGGTAGACTACTTTTACAATCAGTAATTGATTACGGAAAAACAAAAGGAACTTTAAGTTTTTCATGTGGATGTGCCGATGATCTTCCAAGTAACTTATTTTGGAAAACAATGGGTTGGATTCAAATAAGTGAACGATTTGGAATAAGTCATAAAAACACATGGAAGCAAACAAGTAAACGTAAAGTCAATATTTATAGGTATGATCCATTTGATATGTTTCTAAACTCATTTTAACATGGAAGCACGTTTAGAACTTCTTGAACAGTATAAACCACTTTTTTTTAATCCTCCTTTGACTAGATACTTTTTAGTTACTGGATCAAGGGGATCAGGGAAATCCTATACAGTAAATTTATTCCTACTTAATTTGACTTATGAGGAAGGACACGTCATCCTATTCACAAGATATACGCTTGTTTCAGCCTTTATTTCGATTATTCCTGAGTTTATTGATAAGATTGAATTACTTGGTAAGCAGGAAGATTTTGAAGTCACACAGGCTGAAATAATCAATAAAAGAACAGGCTCTAAAATTCTGTTCAGAGGAATTAAAACAAGTTCTGGAGTAAACACGGCAAATCTTAAATCTATTGCTGGTGTGACTACATTGGTGATTGAGGAGGCA